TGCAAGTTTTACAAGCGGAACGGTCTATACATCAAGTGCTTTTTTTAAGCAAGGAACAGGTAATTCTGGGAGATATGTTCAGTTGACTTATTCAGTAACCCAATTTTCACAAAACGGGTTTGCAAACTTTGACCTGCAACTTGGCACAGTTGCAGCTGTAAGCGGAACGGCTGCGGACACCAATAGGGCTGCTTCTATTGAAAATTACGGCAACGGTTGGTATCGATGCAGATTTACTGCAACCTGCAACAACTCTGGAACAGGAAATGGTATCTCCATCGTATTAATTCAAACAAGCGGAGCAACAAGACTACCAAGTTTTTCTGGCACAACTACGGACATCTTGTACGGCTGGGGAGCGCAAACCGAAACAGGCTCTATCGCAACATCCTACATCCCTACAACGACCGCAAGCGCAACACGCAACGCAGACGTGATAAGCCTATCAGGCGCAGTCAGCGGTTGCATAGGTCAGACCGAGGGGACGATTTATGCGGAGGTTGTTTACAATGCAATAAGTCAGTCAAGAAGGTTAATTGCTTTATCTGATAACAGTATTTCTAACAGAATACTTCTTTCTTTTGAGTCAAGTAATAACCTCAGGGCTATTGTTACTAATGGAGGGGTAATACAATTTGTTTCCGATTCTTTAAGAGCAAATGGTGTGTATAAAATAGCCCTTGCTTACGCTTTAAATGATTTTGCATTATATGTTAATGGCGTTCAGGTTGCAACTGATAATAGCGGAACAGTCCCAGCGTGTAATACAATATTTTTGGGGAAACAAGAAGATAATGGTTCGGCACTATTTCTCAACGACCGCATCCGCTCTGCCGCCCTCTACACCACAAGGCTCCCTAACGAAGAACTAGAGCTCTTAACCTACCCAACCCATTACTCAAACGTGAGGGATTTGATTTGGGGGACCTTTGCAGCTAGGACCAGCTCGTTCAGTGAGCTACAGAGCTGCCTTCAAACGAGACACAACCAACTTATTATCGTATGAACATTGTACCATCTATAGAAATGATACCTGCGAAGTACGGGGTTGGTACTCTCTTGTGTCAGGAGCCAATGGACGGTACGGGAGACCTAACGGTCACTCGTGCAACGATTTCAACCCGTGTCAATTCATTGGGGTATATCGAAACCATCCCAGCCAATACTAATTTGGCATGGCATTCTCATTCATGGATTGCAGCAAATAACTGGCTTAATTCCGCAGTAACGGTCGTAACTGGAACAAGCGGAACGACTGACCCTTTTGGCACGAACTTGGCTAACGCTATAAGTCCAACTTCAGGCAGTTCATCCCACATTGCTCAATCCAACAGTCCGACTACTATAGCATACACCAGCGGAACGATTTACACGCAAAGCGCATTCTTCAAGCAAGGAACTGGAGTTGCTGGAAGGTATGTTCAAATGACTTTCCCAGGTGTTGGGAATTCGTTCACTCAATTAGGTTATGCAAACTTTGACCTTCAACTTGGCACGGTTGCAGTTGTAACTGGGACATCCGCAGACACAAACAGGTCTGCAAGCATCGAAAATTACGGCAACGGATGGTATCGTTGTCAATTTACTGCTACGGCTGCTGTATCGGCAGGTGGAGCTGGGGTCGCTGCGATTCTGATAACGTCAAGCGGTAGCACTCGTGCGTTTCCTTTTTCAGGCACAACTACTGATATTCTTTACGGTTTTGGAGCGCAAATTGAAGTTGGAGCATCAGCAACAGCTTACATTCCAACGACCACGGCAGCAGTAACCAACTCTGTACCAAGGCTTGATTATTACATGGGTGATGGGACACCAGGATGCCCAGCCTTGCTTGTAGAGCCAGCGGCAACAAATTTGCTACAGCGTAGCGAGGATTTCGCTAATGGTTATTGGGCTAAAAATTACGGGGTCGTTACTTTTGGTACAACCGTCTCCCCTGACGGGACTAACGATGCTACAACGTACGTCATCGACACTGGTGTAGGCATTGATTCAGCTATCGAGAGGACGTTCCTATCCCTTGCAACTGGAACCACCCATACGCTTAGTCTCTTCGTGAAGAAGAAGGATTACGATACGGCCTCGATAAGGTTCTACACGGACGAGACACCTGCTTTCATTTGCTCCTTTGACCTTAGCACAGCGACGGTAACAGGTGGAACAATCCAGAATTACGGCAATGGATGGTACAGGGTATCCGTATCTGGCACCACAGCTGCAACTGTAACCAACCCAAAGGTTGAACTGATTAGGGCTGCTCAAATCAGGAATAGCGTAGCTGGGATTTACATCTGGGGCGCACAGCTTGAAACAGGGCCAATAGCCACTTCCTATATCCCAACGGTTGCATCAACCGTCACCCGAAATGCGGATGTCATAAACAAGACTAGCGTTAGTGGGTTGATTGGGCAGACCGAGGGGACGATTTATGTGGAGGTGGATGTTAGGACTTTCCCCCAAGTAGGCTCACCTGTGGTTGGAATCGTTGCGCTTAATGTTGGAGCAAATAACTTACAAAATGCTATTATTTTAGGCGTTGAGCGGCAATCGGGAGGGACAAACAGGTTTTATTCTTTGGTTCAAGTAAGCAACGCAACGCAAGCAGCGTTATTTGGCTCAACATTGACCAATGGAATTTACAAGGTAGCCCTAACCTACAAGCAGAATGACTTTGCTATGTATGTGAATGGGGCTTCAGTTGCTACGGATAATAGCGGAAATGTGCCTACTTGCTCGGAGGTGTTAATTGGAACCCGATTTAATACGGATACTATATTCCTCAACGACCGCATCCGTGCTGCTGCCATCTACAAAACCCGTCTACCGAACTACCTCCTAGAATCAGCAACATCACAGATTCAGTCTTATTCAGCTCTTGCATCAAGTTTATCTTATTCTATCGTTTAATTTATGGCTGCAACACCGACAATCGTTATAGGGCGCAACAACTGGGGAATTAAGCTTAGCAATCTGCTAGGTTACTACCAGTCTGATGACGGATTCTTCGTCAAGCGTGAGTTTTCTGCCACCAGGGCATCATTAGCTACCAGGGTTAATTCAAGCGGGTTTATTGAGGCCCCTAGGACGAATCTAGCGTTGCAGAGCGAAAACTTTGGAACGACTTGGACTCAAACAAATTTACTTGCATTTGGCAGTGGAAGCGTTTTAAACACAACTGGGACTCTTGACCCTTTTGGAGGCAATTCTGCCGACTTAATTGTAGCAAACACTACTCCAGCTGTTCAGCATCGTGTCGACCAAGTAACGGTATCTGCTTCTGGCAGTTACACATTCTCTGTTTTTGTCAAAGCTGCAGGTTACAATTTTTGCAGGCTCAGGATAGGTAGCGTAGGTGGTGACTTTAACCTTAATACAGGAGCAATAACCGTTACGGATACAGGTATCGTGACCTCAATACGGTCATTTGGAAATGGATGGTATCGATGCATTATTTCAAAAGCTGCTTCCACAGCAAACGAAACCGTAAGGATAAATATGCAGCCAGCGTCAAACACAGGAGATTTCGCTGGTGACGGTATTTCTGGCATATACATATACGGGGCCCAATACGAACCTACTGCAAACGTAACTGATTATATTCCAACCACAACCAGCGCAGTAACCATATTTGGTGGGTTAACTGTAAACGCAGCAAACGCTAATAACATCCCAAGAATTGACTATACTGGGGGTTCCCCTGCATTGCTTATAGAGCCTGCTGCGACCAATAGCATACGCAACAACACGATGGTCGGAGCGGTTGCGGGAACGCCAGGTACTTTGCCAACAAATCACTCAACAACTCTAAATGGATTAACGAGAACCATTGTTGGGGTTGGGTCTGAAAATGGGGTTGATTATATTGATGTACAAGTAAGCGGAACGGCAACGGGTGCTGCGCTTACATATAGCTTTGAAACAAACAGTCAAATTGTCGCAGCGTCAGGTCAGGCTTGGACCAACAGTATGTGGATAAAGCAGATAGCCGATGCTGGAGGGAATAGACCAGCAGCAAGAGTTACTATTTATGAATTTAATTCTGGCGGTACTTATTTAGCAGAAGGAAGCGCAATCGCTACATTGACATCATCTCTAACGAGGTTTTCTTTTACAAGAACATTGGCCAACGCTTCAACGGCAAGAGTTCAACCGCTTATTCAGTTTGTTCTTGTTTCAGGTACTACCTACAACTTCACCATCCGAATCGGTTTACCTCAAATGGAATTGGGGAGCGTTGCCACATCCGTGATACCAACAACGACTGCAGCCGCATCAAGAAGCGCTGATGTAGTAACTCTAAGCGGGGCTACGGATTACATCGGTCAGACGGAGGGTACGATTTATTGGGAGGGAAATGCACTTAGTAATAATACGAATACGCAGGACATTATTTATATCAACAGAAATGTAACAAATTCGGTTGTATTTCTTAAAACCACAACAACAAATTGGGTTGCAAGAATATACGCAGGAGGTTCCACGGCATTATCAATTATAGACACCACCGTACGAACAGGATTCTTAAAGGTAGCGATTGCGTATAAAAGCGGTGATACGACTTTTTATATCAATGGAACAAAGATTGGAAGCACAAACACAACCGCATTTACTTTTACGGCTGCATTAGATAGCGTTGTTTTCGGTCATGCGGCCCTCATATTTGGGCCTGGAAATCAACAATGCAGAGACGTTGCGCTTTACAATACCCGTTTAAGTGATTCTGAACTCGCAGCCCTCACAACCCTCTAACAATGGCTACCTTTCGAAAATACGAATTTGCAATTTACGCAGATTTCCGAACCATTAACGACTCGGAGGCTGCACATCATTCCGTTGTAGAACTCGGACATATCAACCCTACAAATCCAAAGGCTTGGTGCGTTGACATTCTATGGGAGAAGGATGAACCTAAGATTTGGAAACGTTTTCAAACTTGGCCCGAACCCTGCGGTGTACATTCTTTCCTAAGTTGGGATAAGCAGTACGCAGAGGACTATAACGCTCATCACAATAATGAAAGCAAAGAAGTCTCCGAGTAAGATTATGGTGGATGCCCCAGATGGCTACCACTGGATGAACCAAGGTGGTCGTTTCTACCTAATGAAGCACGATGGGGAGTTCAAGCCTCACAAGGGGGCTTCGCTGAAGATGCCATTCAAGGTCATCACTAGTCATCAATAAAGATAGGGGCCTTCCCTTGCATCTTGCTGTAAAGCTTGTGCACCATGTACCTACCCTTCTGTGAGAGGCAGTACCTCGTTCGAAACCTTTGGTTCTCCTCGATATTGAATCGCTGCCTATCCTCGTTGGATATATCCCCGTGCTTCATGTAGACGAATAGCAGGCCCTGCCTCACAAGCGGGTCTATGTAGTCCTTCCTCATCGTTTCAACACGAGACAGCCCAAAGGTCTTGCAGATGTAGTAAGCGGTGAAGTATTCAAGGTCGTAAACGAAGAGCATCATCTCAAGCTGGGACTGGCTCACCCCGTAGGCCTTTCTAATGTCCTGGCAAGCCAATCTGTAGTACTTCATGTAGGTGCTACCAATCTTGGACTTATCCGCCTTGGCATACTCCTTGATGTTCATCACGGTCCCCCGCTTCTTGGGTATGATTTTCTTGCGTGGCATTTAATTGTATATTTGTGCAAATTTAATTCAAATGAAAGAAAAAGACATCAAATCCTTCTCCAAGGAGTTCAAAAGGATTAACAACGAAATCAAGGCACTACTCATCAAGTACGGGGCTACGGAGGATTCCTTCTACGTCGTAACCGTTGGTATCAAGCAGGGCGACTTCATGATTTCAGAGGAGGAGCGGCTTCAAAACTCGATTGACGGCATCGACAACTCAGACCGTGTTGACGTATTCTACGCCACAAACGTGATGGATGAAGAGGTGCTTGAGGAGGTGCTTGACGGGGTTTACGAAGCCTACACCACAGAGATGATTGAAGACCGCAAGAAGAATATGCGCTCAGAGCCATCACCCCCAGAAAAGGGTAGCACTACGGCTGATTATTGGATTAACTTGAACTAAAATGATTCGTAAGATTATCATTGGGGTCAACCCCAAGGACGCTATGGCCTACTTTATAGGCATGGCAGCAGGTGGCGGTCATGTCGTCGCCATCGAGGAGCATGATTCTGGGGACAGATTCGATGTCTACATCGAGAACTCCGAAGGGACGCTCCATTGGAAAACTATTAATAAAATGCCTGTAATCGTTGAGTATGACTGCAAATTCTGATTTAAAACCCGTTAGGGACTTCCTTGTAAGGCTCCCTAAGAAGTTTAAGGACACCTTTACCATGGCTGGTCAAGAGTTCTATCTTGAGAACAAGTTCCGTGAATTTGAGAACAGGTACTGCTACGGGGAGGTTGTTGGTGTGCCAGAGAAGCACGATACACCAGTGAAGGTCGGTGATACGCTGTACTTTCACCACCATGTGGTTCTTGACAAGCGTGCGGAGATAGAGAAGGACATCTACCTCGTTCGATATTCAGAGCACGGTGGTCATGCCACACAGGCTTATGCATACAAGCGTGACGGGGTTATCAGGCTGTTTTCGGATTGGGTCTTCGTACATATCGAGAAGAAAAAAGAGGACAAAACATCCTCTGGCATCATCTTGCTACCTGAAGTTGTTAAGAAGAACGTCGCCACGGTGGCCTACGACTCCGACACGCTTGAGCACTACGGTATCGCTAAGGGGGACACGGTTGTCTTCGCAAGGGATGCTGACTATGAGATGGAGTTGGACGGTGAGACGGTCTATCGTATGCGAATAGACGACATCCTTTATGTCGAAAAAGCGTAAATTCTCGACGGTAGAAGCAGCTGAAAGCCTCCTGTTGTCGATGGAACACGCCATTCACAACATGATTGAAGAGGTTCGCAAGCCTGTTTCACCCGATTTGACTGGTGCGGCAAGGAAAGCTGAGCTGTCATCCATCAAACAAACTGTTGTCGACGCTAGAGAACTGCTCCAAGAGAGGCAGAGGATTGAGGATATGATTATAGCGCTGAAGGATAAGGGGGAAATTGAGGACAAGACGGACTATTCCAGCGGGTTTGCTGAGCAATTTGCGAAATAATGGCTGGTTTAAAGAATATCAAGGGCTTCAAGTCAGAGGTCATCAATATCTGTCCCCAGGATACGAGCGGAGAGGTTATTGAGATAGCCGAAATCCTCATCCAACTACCGAAACAGCCCGAAAAGAGCAAGATTCTCTTCAACGAAAAGCCCAAGGCTCAGCAGAAGTGGGAGCGCATAACCCCACCCAAGGAGCTCATGAAGATTCGTTCGATGGACGAGTGGAACGAGCAGCCAAAGGAGTTCAAGGACCGTTTCACCCCCTACATCGCTGAGGAGTTTAACAGACGTAAGAACGGGGTTTGGTTCTACAACAACGGGGAACCCACCTACATCACTGGAGACCACTATATGTTGCTCCAATGGAGCCAGATGGACATCGGCTACGGTGGATACCTAGACTTCCAAAGGAAGCTTTACATCCATGCGGAGGCTTGTTTCGTAGACCCACGCTGCATAGGCCAGGTTTACGTCAAGTGTAGGCGTAGCGGTTATACGAACATCAGCTCCTCCATCATCGTTAACAAGGGTACACTCGTTTCTGACAAGGTTCTTGGGATTATGTCCAAGACTGGTAAGGACGCTCAGGAGAATATATTCATGAAGAAGGTACTCCCGATGTATAGGAGCTACCCATTCTTCTTCAAGCCTATCCAGGACGGTACAACAAACCCAAGGGTTGAGCTTGCTTTCAGGGAGCCCGCCAAGCGCATTACGAAGACCAACAAGACCACCACAAGAACGGAGGCACTAGACACAGTCATCAACTGGAAGAACACGACCTCGAACGCCTATGACGGTGAGAAGCTGTATGTGCTCTACCTCGACGAGGCTGGCAAGTGGGAGAACCCGATGGACATCACGGAGGTGTGGCGAATCCATAGGACCTGTCTCATCGTTGGTAAGAAGGTCGTTGGAAAGGCGCTGATTGGTAGCACCGTGAATCCCTTAGACAAGGGCGGGGCCAACTTTCGAAAGCTCTATGTTGACTCCGACCCAACAGATAGAAATGAGAACGGTCGCACGAAGAGCGGCCTCTACAGGATATTCGTCCCAGCCTACGAGGCCCTTGAGGGGTTCTTTGACATTTACGGGATGCCCATCGTTGAGAACCCAAAATCCCCCGTGATGACCATGGATGGGGATATGGTGTCGATTGGGGCTAAGACCTACCTCTCAAACGAACGCAAGGCCCTCAGCAAGGATGGATACGAGCTAAACGAGGCTATACGCCAGTTCCCATGGACGGAGGATGAAGCCTTCAGGGAATCAACCAAGTCCTCCCACTTCAATATCGGGAAGATTTACGAGCAGATTCAGTACAATAGGGAGCTCTACCCAGACCCGATTGTGCGTGGAAACTTCGTCTGGAAGGACGGGATACCCGATACGGAGGTCCTTTGGTCCCCAGATGCTAACGGCAAATGGAGGGTTTCTTGGCTACCTCCAGCGCACTTGAGGAACCTGAAGTCTATCAGGAACGGCAAGTTCTACCCCATGAACGAGCACATGGGATGTGGGGGAGTCGACTCCTACGATATTGATAATACGATGGACGGTAGGGGCTCTAAGGGCTCCTGTCACCTATTCAACAAATTCAACATTGAGCACCCATCCAACGTTTTTGTTGCCGAATACGCAGAGAGGCCACCTCTTGCGAGGATTTTCTATGAGGACGTTCTCCAGGCTTCCGTATTCTTCGGATACCCACTTCTCATTGAAAACAATAAATATGGGATTTTCAGATACTTCGAGGCACGAGGATATGACGGGTTCATTCTTGACCGACCAGAACATCTCAGGGCTCCCCATAGCAATGCAAATATAAAGACCAAGGGTATCCCCTCTAATAGTCAAGATGTTATCCAGGCGCACGCTCAGTCCATAGAATCGTATATCCACGAGCACGTCGGCATCCACGACGAGACTGGGGAGTACGGGAGGATGTATTTCGAGCGCACGCTGGAGGACTGGATTAACTTCAAGGTGGATGACCGTACCAAGTTCGACTTAACCATCTCTTCGGGACTTGCCCTTTTGGCAGCTCAGAAGTACAAGCAACCCATCAAAAAGGCCGATTTGTCAGATAAAGTCTTCTTCAGAAAGCACAAACCTATAATCCGCTGATTATCAGCGTTTTTTAGTATATTTGTAGCCAAACTGACCGAGCGAAACGCATGGCAAAAGACTTCAATTTCCCATACGGGAATTTCCCAAACCCATTAGTTCCAAGGGAAGCCAAGGAACAAAAGGCTTACGGGCTAAAATACGCAAAAGCTATTGAATCCCAGTGGGGAAGGACGGAAGACCCGCAGAGTGTTTTCGCAAGGCGCTTTGGGGAGTTTGAGCGGAATAGGGACTACGCCAACGGTACGCAAGACGTATCCATCTATAAGCAGATTCTCACATCGCTGGACCCCAACAACGGGGACGGTTCCTTGCTGAACCTAGACTGGTCTCCAGTCCCCATCGTGCCGAAGTTCGTCCGTATCGTCGTTAACAAGATTCTTTCACGCAAGCCTTACCCGAACGTGGAGGCCGTTGACCCGCTATCCATCTCAGAGAAGGAGGATAAGAAGGCGAAGGTCCGTTTCGAGATTAATAACAAGGAAACGATTGCCATGGCCAACGAGCTTGGCATCAACACAGGGGTTAACGTAGAAAAGCTACCAGAGACCCCAGAGGAGGCTGAGATTTTCCTTGAGAGCAACGTGAAGACCAATGCGGAGATTGCATCGCAGATTGCAGCCAATCTAACGCTTGAGTGGAATGACTTCAACGACGGGGTGCTCAGGCGCTGCGTCAACGACCTTGTTGCACTCGGTATGGCTGTAACGAAGCGTGACAACGACCCGAACTATGGTATTGCAACGAACTATGTGGACCCATCTTATTTCGTCCACTCCTACACGGAGGACCCTAACATGGCGGACCTCTCTTACGCTGGGCACATCAAGCGCATCAGCATTCAGGAGTTAAAGCGTTTAGCTGGGGACCAGCTGACGGAGGAAGATTACGAGAGAGTAGCTAGGGACGTTCAGTACAAGTATGCAAACAACCCTGGGCGTATGAGCATGAGCAACTACGACAGGTACAGCCAGCGAACTGTTTACGGGTACGACGAGTATATCGTTGAGGTTCTTGACTTTGAGTTCTTGTCCGTTGACGATATCTATTACGAGGGGAAAGAATCTCGCTTTGGGAATGTAGGATTCTACTACAAGGGCAATGTATACACGCCTCCTCGTGACAGCGTATACGACAGGAAGCCTTACAAGATGTCCTACACCACGGTTTACGGTGGTAGCTTCATTGTCGGGACGAACTTGATTTACAATTACGGGATGAAGAAGAACATCCCTCGGAATGTACATGACATCACCCGTGCCAGGCTGTCTTACAGTGCTGTGGCTGTTAACCTTCGCAGGTTACAACCCAAGTCTATGGTTGGCTCGGTCATCGGCTTTGCTGACCAGCTGCAGATTACGCACTTGAAGATTCAGCAAGCGATTGCGAAAGCCAAGCCAGACGGTTTGATTATCGACGTTGAGGGGTTGGAGAACGTGCAGCTCGGTCAGGGTGGGGATTTGCAGCCGTTGCAGATTCAGGACATCTACGAGCAGACTGGTATCTTCTACTATCGCTCCAAGAACCCAGAGGGTGGTTTCCAGAATCCGCCTATCCGTTCGATTGAGAACCAGATTAGGAACATCAACGAACTTGTCAATCTATACAACCACTACCTACGCATGATTCGTGATGCCACGGGTATCAACGAAGTCGTCGATGGTTCAACACCAAAGGGCGATGCATTGGTTGGAGTTCGTCAGCAAGCTATTGAAGCGTCTAACAACGCTGTCTATGACATCACACACGGTACCTTGGTTCTGTACAAGAAGGTTTGCGAGGACATCATTCGTTGCTTGCAGATTATGCCAACGGATTCCGTTATTTACAAGGTTTACGAGAACGCTATCGGTAAGTCCAATATGCAAGTTCTCTCTTCCTTCTCTGACCTACCGATGTATAACTTCGGTGTTCATGTGGTCACGGAGATGTCCGATGTCGACAGGGCTTACTTAGAGGCGAACATCCAAGCCTCCTTGGCTCAGCGTGAAATCGACCTTGAGGACGTTATCGCAATCCGCAAGCTGAAGGATATCGACCAGGCGGAGCGTTTGCTCCTTGTACGAAGGAAGAAGCGCATCAAGCGCAACCAAGAGATTGCGGCTCAGAACAGCCAGATGCAAGCCCAAGCAAATCAGCAGACGGCTATGGTTACATCACAGGCCAAGATTCAAGAGCTTCAAGCGGAGGCTCAGCTTGTGGCACAGAAGATTCAGCTAGAGACCCAATCAAAGTCCCAGCTGTTGCAACAGGAGTATATGTTGAAGATGGAGCTTGCGAAGGTCGAGGCGGAAATGAGGGGCATGATTGACCAGGGCGATAAGGCTTTCCGTCAACAGCTCGAACAGACCAAGGAGCAAGCCAAGGACGAGCGAATCCAGAAGCAGGCCGTTGAGCAATCCAAGCTCATCAGCCAGCGCAAGGGCGAGCGTGGAGAGATTAAGCCAGAGAACGAAGAATTGATGGAGGCCATCTTAGGTGGACAGCAACAACCAACCCAACAAGAATCTTAACATGAGCACATTACAAATTGACCAGGCACAGCGTGTAGATATCGTCTGCAGACGTGGTGATACCTTTAAGATGGTGCTCAATGTAACCAGTCCTACTGGAGCTCCAGTGAATGTAACGCCTGTATCATCCTTCAACTATAAGATGGAGGTCCGTGAGACAGATACGGCTACTGGGACTATTATCGCTTCTGGTAGCTTTACTTTTTCTGGCACCGTTAGCGGTGTGCTAACCGTAACTGTTTCATCAACCGTAATGGCTGCTGTTGACTCTGGACTCTATGTCTATGATTTACAGACAACAAGGATGTCTGATAGCTTTGTGCAGACATGGATTTACGGAACCTTTAAGATAAACGAGGACGTAACGGTTAACTGACATGATTAATACAACCATAGAAAAAGACATCGTTATCAGGACAGAGGAACAGGGTCCAGTTAGCATGGGTTTTATTAACAATCAGCCTCCCTCAAAGCAGTTGAACTTACCTCCTCAGAGGGAGCTTAACTTGATTTATAGCGGAAATATTGGAGGCATTTTTGATTACACATTCGATATAACTTTTGAATAATGCCCGTACAAACAAGAATCCAATTACAGAATAAATCAGCGATAGTTCAGAACGAAACAATCGCTAATGCAAACTCTGCTTTGAGAGTTGGCGGTCTATTTGACGACTTTGCTGACAGCGTAACGCTGAATGGGGAGAGAGGCTTTTCTACTTTGTACTTAGATGCTTCTACATCATACATACCGAGCACGTCTTCAGAGCAAGTTGTTGATGTCATTATGAATCAAGGACCTAGTTCTGGCACTGTGTTCGAGTCTACAAATTATGGTATTGCTTACAAAGGTGTTCAATCAGCTGGAGTTCGTGTGTCTTTTCAACTTACATTTACTGGAGAAAACAATAGACGATACTCTTTTTGGATAGCTCAAGACGGGAACCTCATATTGCAATCTCTTTCCGAAAACACGACCCAAGGGACGCATAATCACGTTGTCTCAGCTGAGGCTTTTATTGAGGCTTCTCCAGATTCTTTGTTTGAAATCTATGCATCATCTAACGATGGGAATGCAATAAGCATAAACACATTAACCTTTGCGGCTTACACATTATGAAAGAATTACTTGCGGTACTTGAGAAGTTCACAAAAGAACCCATTGCGGGTATGTTGTTCTTCACGATTATATGTGTCGGGTATCTATACCTCGACAATAAAACGAACTATCAGCAGCAAATCGTTAATTGCGGGAACAAGGTGGAGGCTCTTGAGCTTAAGGTTCAAGCTCTTGAGTATCGCCTAAGGGTTAGCGATAGCTTGCTTGTTAGGGCTTTGACTAAGTTAGAATCCATAAACGAACAATAATGAAGCGTATCTTCTTAACTATCTGTTTGTCGTTCACTGCTAATTCATGCTATGACGAGCGAATCATAGCCAAGCAGAAGGAGGCACAAATGCTTGACTCAAGCCTTTCAGTGGCTGACAGCATTGCAGTAAAACTTGACCATGTGATTCACGAGTTAGATAGCAAGCAAGTTGTTTACACGAAGAAACCTAGCGCACGTCTGAAACAGCTTGAAAGAGAAAACAAACACCTTAAGGATAGCATCAAGAACCTTCACGAGTACTTTGTAACCGACCCAATCGATGGAACAACGTATCAAAAATCTCATTAAGAAGCACGGTTTAGCTGGGGTTAACAAACCCAAGAAAACACCGAGCCATCCAACAAAGAAGGGCATTGTCCTTGCGAAGGAGGGCGATAAGGTGAAGCTTATCCGCTTTGGAGACCAGAACATGGGCCACAATTACAGCCCAGAGGCTCGTAAGGGCTTTAAATCAAGACACGCCAAGAACATCGCCAAGGGGAAAATGAGCGGAGCCTATTGGGCGGATAAGGCTTTCTGGGGCGGCCCTAGCGCTGACAAGAAGATGCCACCTAAGTCTCAGAAGTACACCAGAGGTCTGAAGAAGTATGCAGAAGGTGGTAAGGTTAAAGAATCCTTTGACCAATGGAAAACAAAATACAATCTCAAAGAAACCCCTGACTATAATCTAAAAAGGGCATGGGAGCTTGGCTATACCCCAGACAAAGATGGTCATTTGCCTTCTATTGATAGCCAAACATTAACCTTTTTAAAAAAGAAAGGCCATGGAACTATACAAAAAGAACTTGATTGGTATAATAGCAATAAAGGGGCTAAGTTTAAGAAAAAATATGATTTAGACACATCTGGAGAATATTACAGATATGTTCCCGTCAAGAAATACAAAGAAGGCGGTAAGGTAGCCACCAAGTCAAACCCGTCTCTATGGAAGCGCATTGTTGCATCGGTGAAGGCTAGCTCCAAGGGGGGAGATGCTGGGGAGTGGTCTGCTAGGAAGGCTCAGTTAGCTGTTCAGCAGTACAAGAAATCTGGTGGCGATTACAAGGGCCCCAAGAAAGAAACAAGCTTGTCTAAATGGACAAAGCAAGATTGGACGACCTCTTCTGGTAAGCCATCGGAGGGTAAGCGTCGTTATTTACCGAAAGCCGCATGGTCTGCTCTGTCTTCAGCGCAGAAGGCAGCGACCAACAAAGCAAAAGCCGAAGGCAACAAGGAGGGTAAGCAATTCGTAAAGCAGCCTAAATCAATAGCACAAAAAGTAGCCAAGTATCGTAGTTGACACATTTGTACACTAACAAGATGTACTAGTCTGTCTACTTTTGCAAACAACTGTAATTCAATTACTTATGGAAACAAATTTTAACCCGCTTGACAATCTAGCGAAGGATTTGGGAATCGAGATTTTCGATACACCACCAACCCCAGAGAGTCAAGAAATCACATCGGATGTCAGTACCGATTCAAACACTGACGATAGTTCTTTGACATCAGGAGCTGACGATAGCGGTCAGTCTCAAGACCAGGGCGGTTCGCAAGACACAGGTGGTTCTCAACCCGAAGGGGATGATTCCAATGTGTATTACAACCAAGGTTCGTTTGACAATCAAGATGACGAGCCAACCGAGGAGGAGACACTAAGCTTTATCGATTCTTTTCTTCAAGAAAGGTACGGTAGCGGGCTTGAGGACATTCTATCGCAGCAGAGCAATAATGTAGATATCGACGAGCGGCTTTTGCCAATTCTTCAGTTCGTCAAGGATACAGGTCGCTCCCCAGAGGATTGGTTCCGATACCAAATGCTAAATCCAACCGAAATGGACGATTTATCAGCGGTAAGGATGCAAATCTCGACGGAGTACCCTGAGCTCTCCACGCAGGAAATCAATGACCTCATTGAGTCCAAGTATAAAATCGGAGATGATTACCTTGATGAAAAGGAACAGAAATTGGGTCAGCTTCAGCTCAAGATAGATGCAAATAAAGCTCGTCGAGAGATAGACGGCCTACGGAGTAACTACCTAGCAAGAACTGAAACGGGGAATGCTACAAGTAACGAAGTGGAATCTATCGTAGACGACAACTGGCTTCAAGAGATGTCTTCTGAGGTCGACGCACTCGAAGGAATAGACTTTGAAATTTCCGCTGGGAAAACATTCACTTTCGGGCTCAACGATTCTTACAAGAATAACCTTAAGTCAAAAAACGCTCAATTAGACTCATTCTTCGACCAATATGTCGGGCAGAACGGGCAATGGAACCACGAGCTGTTCAGTATGCATAGAACGGTTGTAGACAACATCGACGAAATTGTCAAAGCTGTTTACAGTCAGGGCTTGTCAGACGGACAGCGTAAGATAGTCCAGAACGTGGCGAACATCGATTCGTCCCAACCCAATGTCGGACCTGGAGGCCAACGGAATAGTCTATTAGAGCAAATCGAAAACATCATGGGTCAGAACGACTCCATGGTAAGATTCAAACTCTAAACCAAACTTTTTAAACCCAAAACAAAATGGCAAACGCATCAGGAACAGTTGCCTCTCAAGGCACACTAACCTCAGCGCCTAATGCACTTAGGCTCGCAACCCCAGACAAGTATATCTCTCTGGGTCAATATCTCAACGAAATCAACAAGCCTGATAATCGCACTCAGCTTGTTAAGACTTTCGGTAACCAAGGTATCACTGGCTTTCTTCAGCTGGTAGGTGCTGTTAAAACTGCTGGTACTGCTGACGAAGTTCAGTGGTGGGAAGAGCAGCGTCTCCACCCTCAGGCTAGCTTCACTGCTACCTCTGGCTCCGCTGCGTCTGGAGTGTTGGTGGTCAATGTAACCCCAGCAACAACCTCTGGCACATCTGTACTTCGCCTTAATGATGTTGTCCTTTGGGATAATATCAATGGCACTCAGCGTGCTATCGTTGTCGCAACTGGGACTAACAGCTACACATTCCAGAGCTTGACAAGCACCGCCTTGGTATCTGCAACTAGCGGAACCCCTTACAACTTGCCTATCATCGGTAACTTGTACGGACAGGGTACCGACCAGCCAAGCCAATACTTGGAGTCAAACCTTGTTAAGCGCACCAACCCTTACATGATTATCAAAGAAATCTTCAAAGTAACTGGTTCTCAGGCCACAAACATCGGCTGGGTGGACGTAGGAGGTGGAGATTATCGTTGGTTCATCAAGGGTGAGGCTGATACCCGTCAGCGCTTCATGGACAAGCGTGAGATGATGATGTTGCTCGGTCAGAAGAACACCACTGCTGCAACTGGCGCATTTGGCTCTGGAACCATCAGCGGTTCTGAAGGTTACTTCTCAGCTCTCGAAGACCGAGGCATTGTAACCAACGGATACTTGGACAACTTGACTGACCTCGATGTTATCTTGACCGTCCTTGACCGTAACGGTGCTGGCCCTGAGTACGCTGTCTACGTTGACCGTCTGCAAGACCTTGCATTCGACGACCTCGTAGCCAAGGGTGTTGGTTCTAGCTTAACCGCTGGTGTCGCCACTCAATTCGGTGCATTCAACAACAGCCCGAACATGGCTATCGAACTTGGATTCAAATCATTCGGACGTGGCGGTTATACCTTCCACAAGCATGACTGGAAACTGTTGAACGAGCCAACATTGCTCGGTACTTCAGTTGCCACGACCGCTTCTGGTATCGGATTCGCTGGTGCCATGATTCCAATGGCTACTGTTGTAGACCCCAAGACTGGAAACCGTGAGTTCCCTCTGGAGATTAACTACAAGTCGACCAACGGCATCTCTCGTGAGATGAACCACTGGCTGACTGGTTCCTTCATGGGTGCCACCAACTCAACCTTGGACGTACTGCAGTTCAACTATTTGTCAGAGATTGCTCTGGTAACTCGTGCTGCAAACCGTCACGTTTTGATTAAGCGTTCTTAATTAACGTGATTACTCGCTGAAGACGGGGGCCCTTCGGGGCCCCCTGAATCAGCAAAAGACTTCTTAACCCCTAAATTCTATTCAATATGGCACAAAGACCACAAGTACAAAGAGAGGTAGACGAGATTCTATCTCCAGACGAAGCAAAGATTGCTTCAGTCCCCGTGTTCCGACCCAAGAGGCGTGAACCTGTCCAGCAGACTGGACGAAAACAAAAAATCTATCAACTCGTAGAAGGCGGAGGAATTTGGTTTAAATTAAGCCAATCCGATATTACTGTCTACGATAAAGAAAAGGATACCGTTCGCTCTATCCGCTACTGCCCCAATGAGCCATCGATTTATGTCGATGAACAATCGCCTAATGGACGACGTTCTCATATCGTCTTTACCGATAAGATGCTTGGTGTCCCAGCAAACCAGCCAAACCTTCAAGATTATCTTGATGTGCATCCTGGGAACACAAAGAATGGAGGTCGTATCTTCTACGAGATTAACACCGAGAGGAAAACGGATACCTTGCTCCAAGACGAGTTCTTAGTGCATGACGCTATCACACTGGTTCGTGATAAATCCATTGACGAGCTGTTGCCCGTTATCATGTACTTGGGCATTAGCACAGAGCAGCGGAACCAAGAGATTCGCAGAGAGCTGCTTTTGGAGGCAAAAGCTAACCCAAAGGCTTTCATTGAGATGTTTGACAATCCGATTGTCAAGATGCGTGCCTCCATCAAGATGGCCGTTGATTGCGGGGTGCTTCGCATGAACCAAGACGGTACATTCTGGGCCGACTCCAACAGATTGATTATTGCCACCCCCATGGGGCAAGACGGCATTGACATGATGACGAAGTTCTGCTTGAGCGAGAAGGGCACCATTGTCCATCAGGAAATCCTGAAAAGGCTCGAAAAGTTTCAGTAAGCTTAACTAGCTGACAGATAAGGGGTTCCGTTTGAGAACCCCTTTTTTGTTGGTATATTTGCATCTAAAGCCGAAAAAGCATGGCAAGCGTCTATACCGTATACAATGCACTGAAAAACCTTGCAAACAAGGACCAGAGGGGCTTTATCACCCCTGCTGTGTTCAACTCCTTTGCTGGGGTTGCTCAGCTGAACGTATACAACAGATTGTTCGAGAAGATGACCCTAACCTCTTCCGTTCGCTCAAGGCAGCTTGCTGGTGAGCGTGAGGTGGCTCCTGTCAAGCAGATAAGGGAGGATTTGGCTAGATTCTACAAGGAGGTCACTATTTCTCAGACCTCGGCCTCTGACCAGACATTCCTCAAGCCATCGGATTTAGGTCGCATCATATCAGCTAAGACTTTCGGGACCTTTATCCTAGGCCAAACAACTAGCATTCCCATCGACCTCATTTACGATGAGGCGAAGATTGAGTATATCCTTCGTAGTACGCTATCTGTTCCCACGGAATCGAGGCCTGTTGCCCTTGTGAGCAACGTTCTGGAGGTATACCCCACAAGCATCAAGAAGATTAAGCTGAGGTACTACAAGCAGCCTGAGAGCGTTTTAACAACCACTGGAGCACGGTCTACGAATCCTCCAACCTTTGGTTACTTGGGCTCTACGGAAACTTACAACCCTTCTACATCCTACGACTTTGAGCTGCCTGACCACTATGTGCCAGAGCTCGTTTTAGAGATAGCTAAAATGGTTGGTGTAAACCTCAGGGACTCCGATGTATACGCTTACGCTGCTGGTCAAACCCAAGCTAATCAATAATGGCAAGAAATCTTATCACGGTTGACCAGATAGTCAACGACTTCGTTTTGAGCATGGCTGGAGACGACTATTGCGCTGATGTAACGGACACTCTTGTTCGCAATTACGCACTGAGGGGAATCCGTGAGATTGGGTTCGATATGTCAAAGGTCGTCAGGAGCCTCAAGCTTCCTGTTAATCAATCCTTAAGCACGGTTGACTTGCCAGACGATTTTGTTGATTTGGTTAAGATTGGCATCGTTGGAAGCGATGGATTGGTCTATGTGTTCGGGGAGAATAAGAACATCAATATGTCCCAAGCATACAAGCTGGATGCAGCTGGCAATCCGATTGAGGGCAATGATGGGCTCTACGAGCGTGTGGATGCCTACGGGACACCAAACGCTTACTCCAACCCTTTCGGTTATGAATCCTATCTGTTCCGTAACTTCTGGGATAATGACTCCTACGGGGCTCTTTACGGGCTTGGTGGAGGCCAGTATTCTGGGGAGTACCGAATGAACTACGACCAGAATAGGATTGAGCTGAACGGAAGCACAAGTTTTAGCGAGGTCGTTGTGGAATATATCGCTGACGAGGCTCGCTCGGTCAACCCATCCGTGCATCTGTACGCAGAGGCAGCTGTTAGGGCATTTATCTATTACAGGATAATCGAGCGTAAATCAAGCGTTCCTATGGCGGAGAAACAGCGTGCTAGGGCGGAGTACTTCAACGAGAGAAGGTTGGCGAACTCTAGGCTTAAGTCTTTCAATATGACTGAGGCTCTGAAGGTTATCAGGAAGAACTTCAAGCAATCTCCTAAGTACTAGTATGCCCATAGACAAACTTATACCAAGATACTTAAACAAAGACGACGACTATCTCCTGGTTAAGACCGTGGAGATGGTTGACGCTTTGAATATTCAAACCGCAGATGACGAGGGTGGAAACGCTGGGGTTGTCAAGAATACGCTTGGTAATGTGGTGGTAAGTACTGCTGCAACTGGTGATGCTCTCCCAAGTGGCACGAATACGGTTATTGGAGCTACATCAAGCAAGCAGACTGGTCAGATATTCTACTTTGTTTACAATTCAAACAACGAGCATAGCATATACGAGTACACAAGCCGAAGGAACACCGTAAGGCTTGTCTACAGGGACCCAGTCCTAAACTTCACAGCCACAGGGTTCGTTAAGGCAGACTGTTTAGTTAAAGAGAACGGGGATACGCTTCTGTACTTCACAGATGGCATTACAGACCCGAAGAAGATTAACGTCACCAAAGCACTGGCGAACACCTCTGGGGCCCTTGGTTATCCATACAAACAGGCTGGGTCTACTGGTTATACAGACGCTGAGAAGCTATTGAGTATTACAACCATTAAGGCACCACCATTAGAGGCACCAACTGTAGAGGTTACAACGGTTACTGGTATCATATCAAACAACATAACCAAAAAGAACTTTCAGTTTGCTTATCAATATATCTACGAAGACGGTGAGGTATCTGCTATTTCTCCTTATTCGGAATTAGCAGTCGACACAGAAGACTTTCTTGATGGATTCGGAGATTTTGAATCAGATTCAACTAGGAACGCTATAAATGTTACATATAACCACTCAAGGGGGGATGTGTCAAAAATAAGAATTCTTTATAGGCAGGGGAACCTTAATAACTTCTCAATATTCAATGAACTAGCTAACGACCGTTCGCTTACAACTGGTGTGGTTGTATTCACTAATTCAACGATTGGGCAAATCATATCTGACAACGAAATAAACAAGCAGTATGATGCGGTCCCTTTGTCGGCAAAGTCACAAGTAATTAGCGGAAACAGATTGACATTCGGAAACTATAAGGAGTTTTATGATAATACAACAGTATCGTCACAGATATTCCTCGACTATAACCAAGACTCAACTAAAAAAATAAGTGTATCATCGTTGAATTTCGTGACCAGTTCTGGCACGATTGTTAGTGCGAATGTTAGTGGTGTCAACAATCTTGAGTTCAGTATTGATTTATCAGAAATGCCAGAGGCATCGTCATCTGACATCGAGTCTGTAATGAACTTTAGTCTATTTGCGAATACCGTTGATATTGTTAAAGTCAGTGGTTCATTCACTATTGGTAACTTTTCGGTTTCAGCATCTGGAGGTCAGCGAGTATTGAGTTTAGGCAATACATCGACTAACATCCAGAAAAAAGTCACTATACCAGCCTATTCAAGCAAATCAGTATTAGCTTCATCGGTTATTAACCAAATAAATGGGGATTATCTATTTAAAATAAATCCTACCAGGTTTACTATTGGAGAGTTGCTTTTCCCAAGCCCTTCCTCTGGAACACTTGTATCAATACTTTTTGCTGGCTCAATGGATGCATCTGTTAGTGGGGTATCTGTTTCGGGTAGCGTAATAACTTTTAGAATAATACCTAAGAATAGCGGTCTTAATATAAACTCGACAAAAATACTTGCTTCAGGCTCAATAACTCAAGGGACTACTGTCACTTATGGTTGGGTTAAAGATATTACAAGTTCGGAAAATCCTAAATCTTGGAAAAAACAAACGATACTCAATTCCTACAATATAATCTTTAATGGATTCAAAATAACGAATTTAAACAAGTCTTTCTTCATAAAAGCTGGAACAGATTACAATTTTTTAACATTTAAGTCTGGCCAAAATCACAAATTCGGAATTGTTTATTATGACTCCTATAATAGGAGCTCTGCTGTTAATGAGATTGGTGAAATATACAATCCATCGGAGGGGGAAAGAATGGAGTCTTACGGTGCGGCTGCTTTAGGTTCAACTAAAGCAATCATAAGATTGCAATCAGCCCCACCATCATGGGCTAAAAAATGGAGGTTAGTATACTCCCCTTATCAAACTTATTCTTTTTGTTATACCTATTCAGCAGCGGAGGCATTTGTCGGTAAAGATTCGACATCTACTGGCTCCACTCAAAATAGGTCTATATACGTTTCAGCAAGGCATCTTGAAGGAAAAGAAACGTCGTACAAGGAGAGCCAAAACGCTATAGTAAACTATCAGCACGCAGAAGGTGATAAATTGAGAATAATTAGCTATGCGACATCGTCTGGCATTATTTCGTACCCCAAACAGTTCGTCTATGATATCATAGGGTATGAATACTTTGATGCTACAAATACACCAGTGTCTTTATCAACTGGCGCTACTAATTATCAGGAAAGAGCTACTGGGTTGTTCCTTATACTTAAAGATGAAAATTATACTGGATTCAATGCAGATAGTATAATATCCAACATATCCCAATGGTCTAATGATGTTGTTTTTGAGATATTTAGGCCCATTCAAAGCAATTCATCTGCAATATACAAGGAGACGGATATACAAGGCGACGTTGCTGTTACTGGTGGCGTTTATTATCATAAATCATCCTTTAGAGATAGGACCTATGTAGTTTCAAACCCAAAACTCGAAGTAATTAGCGGGGCTGTTACTACGTCTGGCGTTGTTAAACTGTACCCTGGCGACTTACTCAATTTAAGTGCCTTATCGCCCTTACCACCGTCAAGTGTACAAATAACGGTAAAAGACACATTTCTAACTTCTGGTGGGGCTCTTTCTATACTATACGATGGCCCAAGTATACCAGATGGTAGCTACGGATTAACGAGTATACAAAACATCGATGACTCCATTTTAGAGACAAACAACGGTGATTGCTATTATAGGCCAAGGCAAATAAAACTCAATCCTTTGCTAACTGCTACTGGAACAGTCACGAACCCAGCAAACGTATCTGGTATAAGGTACGCTGATTATTATGTAGAAGATACAAGCATAAGTGATTTTTATGTGTCAAACAATCTTAGTTTAGGTAGACCAAATGTCGTATCATCAAACGCTA